TTGGTCTGACCGCCTAAAGCTGCTTGAAAAACTAATTGACCCATGATGTTTCCTTACGGTGCAATGATTAGCTGAGAGGCCGTTAAAGCGCCTGTGCTTGGATTGTATTTAAGTTTGGTGGAACTTACATACTCGGTTGTTAGGTTGCCTGTTGTTTGGTTGGCAAACAAAATGTAGCGAGTTGCGTTTGTGGTGGTGTCGTCTGTGACTGTTGCATAAGAGGCTGGAGTTGCCCAAACAGCAGGAGAACCAGCGCCAGCAGAAGTCAAAACTTGCCCACTTGTACCAACCGAGCCGTTAGCCGACACAGTAGAACTAGCAGCCAATGTAGTGAACGAACCAGCCGCAGCAGTTGTGCCGCCAATTGCCATGTTGTTGATCGTGCCAGCCGTAGCGGGATTGACAGTTAAAGTTCCTGTGCCTGTTGGAGCAATTGAAATATTTGCATTGGCAGGGTTCATATTGAACGCGCCATCCAATGTCAAATTAACAGAGCTTCCAGAACCCCATTGCAAGCATGAAGCACCAGCCAAAGTCCTTAAAGCACCACCAGCAGACGTTGAAGCATCATAGTAAGAACCTGAGAACTTACTAGAAGCTGTAACTGTTGTGCCAGTAATAGCCGCTGGCGTTGTCCCGCCAATTGCAGGAGGAGAAGATAAATCAAGCGACCCACCAAGTGTTAAGTTGCCTGAAGTGGTCACAGTACCCGACAAGGTAATTCCTGAAACCGTACCTGTACCACCAACCGATGTGACAGTTCCCGTGGTAGGCGTAGCCCATGAAGGAACACCAGCCGCTAAAGTCAAAACTTGACCATTAGAACCAGCCGCAAGGAATGTAGTTGTATCAGAACCAGTTTGGTAAGGTACTGAACCAGAAGCTCCACCAGCAATGTTTGTGGCTTTTGTCGCCGTTGTAGCAGTAGCTGCGTTGCCACCAATCGACAAACCGCTTGCTGTGCCTGACAGGTTAGTGCCAGGGCCGCTAAAGTCGCTTGTCGCTGTAATGGTAGTGCCAGTAACCGCAGCCGCTGTTGTAGCGCCTACTGTTGTGCCGTTGATCGTTCCACCAGTAATTGCAACGCTATTAGCGTTTTGCGTTGACATTGTTCCCAAGCCTGTGACTTGAGTGTTAGCAATGCTAATCGTGGTATTCGTTGCGCTAGTAATCTGACCTTGAGCATTTACAGCAACTACAGGAACGCTAGAAGCTGAACCATAGGTAGCAGCCGTAACACCTGTGTTTGTGATGCTGAATTGTTGAGCAGCAAGGGTAAGACCTGTGCCAGCCGTGTAGCTTGCAGCAACAGAGAAATTAGACCAGTTGACCGCTGTAGTGCCTAATGTGCCACCTTGTTGGGCGGTACAGTAAAAGGCTTTACCAGCTAATGTGCTTCCTTCTTCCACAAACAACATCGCTGAAATCAAATCATTCCATGTGTTTGCGTCTTCAGCTCGTGCCCAAGCACCAGCCGCAGAGATATAAATGCCGTTTTGTTCAGCAGCGGTTTGGTCTTTCACCAATACGCGAGAACCAGCAACAGCAGAAATCCCATCAAGCGTTTGAACACCTGAAAGCGTGATGTTTGCCGTAGTAGCGCACAAAACAGGCTGCTTCCACGACAAACCAGCGGCGAAATACTCAAGATATTGCTTGTTTACAACATCTGTAGAGCCAGAGGGAGCCGTAGACACAGTAGCAGTCGTAAAAGCCGCGCTAGAGGGCGTTGTAGCCCCGATAGTCGTACTGTCAATGGTGCTGCTAGTAATGTGCAACCCAGACTGATCTGGGCTGATTGTTGCGTCAAATGGCTGACCCTGCCCAATAAACGTTTGAAAGTTGTTTTGAGCGTCAAACAATGCCTGAACAGGCAGAATGTTTTGCTCAGTTGATTTTGATGGGTCAGACATAAGACCTCTCAGAGATTAGATCGTTACTGGAGTGACGTAAACGATTGATGGGCCAGCAGCCGAACCAATCATGTTCACATAGCAAGGTGTTGTAGGCACAGCGAACAAAAGAGGGGCGTTCATTGATGCTGGCAACACAAAGTCACCAGTTGTTGAGCCACTTACGGGAAAAACGGGTGTAGCGCCAGCTTGCGAAAATTTAACAGCAACGTTTGTTGAACCAGTATTCAGCAACGAAACAAAGTTGTTTTGGTCGTTTGATGAATTATTGATTTGAACGTTAGCGGTAGCGGTAGCGCCAACTGACACGGCTGTTGTCACACCAACAGAGCGAATGGGTGAAGAAGTAACTGCCATAAAGTTCCTTTGCAAAGAATGGGCAAATTTTAGCCTATATCAGCGATTTCGCAGATAGTTTCCTAAGTGGCCCTCAAAGATTTTATTGCCAATGTGCCCCATCCTGATTTCTGGGTCTACCCAAACCTCACCGCCAATCTTTCGCCAACGGATGCAGAAGCTGTAGTCCTCACCCCATTTATAACCATCTTCAAACACGTGGTCAAACAAAGGATAAAAACGCTTGTCTCGCTCGGCTGTGTAGAAATGACGATCTGGGTACTCCATAATCATTTTCTCAATGCAACTACGGCTGATTTTTAGAAATCCAGTAGCCACAGATTTGACCTCCAAAAGCCCTGTCTTGGGGTCTGCCCACAATTCAGGTCGGTCAAGGTAATGAAGCGGGTAGGCAATCGGGTCGCGGCGATTAGGGTAAACACCAGCCACCACATCAACTGGAGCATCAACCAGCTTGAGTAATGCGCCAGCTTGCCAAGTCACATCCGAATCAATAAAAATCAATTGGTCGCAGTCTGATTCCCAAAACTTAGTGGCAATAATGCCTCGGCTGTCAGCAATCAGGGCGTTTCCAATGTCATCAACTAACGTGTAGCGATCTCCCCTTTTGACCAGCTCCAGCGTATCGTTTAACAGGGAACGCATTGTTCCCATGTGAACCAAACCTGTGTAAGCAGGAATGGCAATCATTATGTGTTTCACTTTTTTCCTTCTAAAAAAAGAACGCCCCCTGATTTTACTCAGAGGGCGAAACCAAATGGCAACTGAAAAATTAAGCTGTTAAGCCAACATTCTTCAGCGCAGTAATGATAGCGTTAGTTGCCGCCACATATTCAGCAGTTGAGGGGGCTGCTGTCAATGCGGTGATAGCACCTGCTTGAACTACTGGAGTTGTGCCATAAAAGCCAACTTTGCCGCCAGACAAGGCGATCAAAGAGCCATCTGCTGCGCCGCCGTTTAACAGATAAACGGGGGTTTGGGTGGATGCTGGTCCTGGATTAGACATTTTCAAATTCCTTAAAAAAAGTTACGAACAGGGGGATTGCTCCCCCCATCAAAATTAACCTGCAACTCGGCAAGCCAATTCAGGGTACAAAGGTGCCCAACCGTACAGCACATCCAAACGAGTTGGGATGCTGTCGTTGTTGATCGTGTATTGACGAACAACACGCATAGACAAACCAATCTCCTTGTCGCTTGCACGACCAGCAAAATGCACACCTTCTGGCAATTCCAAATCGGCTACTGCCAATGTGAAAGCATTTTTGTGCATCAAGATGTTTTGTGGAGACACAGCACCTGTGGTGTTGAAGAAGCTGATCGCAGCAGTCGCGCTAGTTGAAGGAATAGACACGTTCTGGAATTGACCGCCAGAGATGATCGCTGGAGACACAACAACAGTAGAGCCGCTGATTGACTTAATCACAAAGTTACGGAGCTTGTTAGAACCGTAGGCTTGGCGGTTTTGTGGGTTAACAGCGTACACGCCAGCGATGGTGAAGGTGTCACCAACGTTAGGAGTAACAGTACCAGACTTAGTGATAGTGATGGTAGATGTAGAAGCCCAACCAGTTGTCAAGATACCTGTGTTGCTGGCAGTAGTGTCAGCAGTTGCAGTACCAGCGAACGAACCGAATGTTTGGCTCACAACGTTCTGATCCATCTTCCAGTTCATACCACCAGAATCACGGCCCATCAAACCTTTACGGTATTGTTGACCGATAACTTCTGGAGGAACAAACAAGCCCTTCAAGCTGTTAACGATAACAGCAGAAGTGAATGGTTCCACAGTCATTGAGCGGCGACCATCACGGGGTGCGCCTTCAGCGTCAAGGTAAGCGCCAGCGGTCAGATAAGTAATCAGATCGCTAGGGGGTGTGCCAGCAGTACCAACGATGTTAGCTGTGTTCAAAGCAGCCATAGACAAACCGTCACGGTCAATCTTGTTGGCGATAGCAGCGATAGCTGGCTTCAAAACACGGTCGCTGAACATATCCAAGCTCAAGGCCAAGTCTTGAGTTGTGAATTGTGTGTCAACGTGGAACTGTGTAGACAAGGTAACGGGTACGCTGGTTTCGTTGAAATCTTCAACGTTCAAAGCGGGGCCAGTAGTACCGATGAAACGACCAGGGCGGCGAACGTTCACGGTGTTACCGATCTTCGCACCGACCACAGCGAACTGGTCATCATAGTTGCGGTCAACTTCAGAAGTGAAGGTCAACTCGTTTTCCAAGACCATCAACGCTTCGTTGGTGATCTTGCTAATGGTTAGCAAATTGTTGCTCATTTAAATACTCCAAAAAGATTAGGTTTACCGAATTTTCCCCGCCTTACGCGCTTCTTTCCATGCTGCAAACGTTCCATGCCATTCACCATTGGTGGACATAGGAATATCTGCAACACCGCTAGAACCACGCAACGGTTGAATCGGTGCTGGTGCTTTACTTTTAACAATGGGTGGCGCTTTCTCAGTCTCGACTTTCGCCTCAAACCGAGCCTCCAGTTTCCCAATTTCTCGTAACGCTGCTTTTGGGTTCATACCAGCGATTTTTTTGGCAATGTCCTCGTTTTCAGCTAGGTGATATAGGATTTTTGGGCCTACATCACTCTCCAGAATCGCATCACGAATATCGTCATTTACGACCACATCGCTAGAGGCAACAATGTCATCAAAATCGGGCAATTCTGCTTTGGCTGATTCCACCTTTTTCGCCCAAGTCTGGATGACTTCTTGGCGTTTTTCGGCTTCTTTTGCCTCGGCAATTTGCCTGTCCCGTTCAGCCAAACGTTTGTCAGCCGTATACTCTGCTAGAGCCTTGGCATATTCAAACGCATCGCTAAACTGGCTTGGTTGTGGTTCTGCATCAGCTACAGGAGCAGCCTGTTGGGGCTGAACTTGTTGCTTCTCCAGAGCCGCTAAACGTTGCTCTAAGGCCAACCTTGCTTCACGTTCTTGTTGCGCTTCTTTACGCGCTTCTTCACGCTGCTTGGTGATCTCAGAAAAACGGCGCTCAAGTTTAGGATTCTGCTTTCGCTCACCTTCTTGTTTTGCTTCGGCTTCTGCTTCAGGTTCACTCTGCGTTTCTTCGGCTACTGGCTCTGAAGTTTCTTCAGCCACAGGCTCCGATGGAGATTCAGCTAAACCTAATCTGTTTGCATAAAATTCCGCTGCATTTTCGCTGGTCAATACATGACCTGCTTCTTTTTCAGACATTACGTTGTCACTCCGAATTTACCCCGTGTACCTCACGGGTAAGGTTTGTGGTTAATCTACCACGAATTTTATTTTCCAGCAAATTTAACTTGGCTCGGATGCAATAACGCTATTGCGTTTGCAAATTGGTCAGGAGATTTGACCGCAGTGTAGCCTTGTTTTCTTGCTTCTTCAAAAGCCTCTTTGTCGCCATGTTTTGCCTGCAATCTGAAAAACTGAGTTGGGCTGATAAATTTGTGATTTTCGTCATCCATCTCAACTTCGTGAACTTTTGGCTTTCCACCGTATTTAATAACGGTTCCTTCCGCATATTTTTCTGCGTGTTTCTTTTCTGGCGTTATCCAAAACAATCTGTGTTCTTGAGGCTTTAGCTTGTCTTGGTTTGTGCCGTGATAGTAAATTAACTTTTTCTTTGGGTTTTTCTTGTCTAATTCTTTTTTGATAAATTCTTCACGATTTTCGCTTGTAACTGTTGCCATGTTAAGCACCTTGATTCATTAATGGATTTTGGCCTTGGTCAATGTCCTCTGCCGCCGCTTGAGCATATTTATTTTGCTCGGCGTTACGCAGTTGGATTTCACGTTCCAAACGGCCTGTGTCCATGTGGTGCAACAAAAGCTGCACGATTGCGTCAATTTCAGTCT